ATTCCAACCCCCAAGTACCCAATCTGATTTCATTTCCTCTTGGACGACCTTTCTTCTAATAACAATTCCTGAACCACCAATATATTTTGTTTTATATAGAAGCCTATTTATCCTGTTTTGGTTTAGGTGTTCCATCCATTTATTAAAGTCCCCAGATTCGTGAGTGGCCTTTATGATTGGGTGTTTGGCTTGAACCATATCAAGTTTTCTCATATGAGCTACTTTAATAAGTTCTTCAAACCAATCTTTACCAACAATGGTATCGTTGTCTACCTTCCCAACAAATTCTTCGTTTTTTGTTAGGTCAAAAAATTTGTTCATAGCACCAGATACCCCAAGATTTTTATCATTTAAAATTAACTGAAGATTATATTTATTCTTAACAGACTTGAGATATTTTTGTGTTCCGTCGGTTGAGGCATTATCAACAACGATAATTTTTCCAGTAATGGAGTCAGCCAATGCTGGTAGGGATTCTTTTGTAAAATCTAATCTGTTATATGTTGTAAAAAGAACTGGTGAAGTTTCTGCCAACCAATGAATGTATTGATTAATTCCTTTTTCTCTAAGTTCTGTCGTCGTTTTTTCTTTGTTGGCCGTGTTCTCCCCAAGATGGTGAACAAACGCTCCTTTGGCCCAAATAAGTTTATACCCTAT